AGCTTTGTCTTCCTCATCACCTGGCAAGAATCCAATTTCTCTTGTTGGTATTAATGAACGAACAATAACTACTCTATCAATAGATGTTCCTTGTTTAAGTGCTTCTTGTAATGCAAGATACAAAGTTACAAATGTTTTACCTGTACCAGCACAACCAAAAAGAAAACCATTCTTTCCTGCTTTGTGACCTTCGAATACTAATTTTTGATTATCTGTGATTGGTTCAATTTTTACTAAATCACTAGAATTGATTTCTTTCTTTTTTGACATAATTATTCCTTAAATTTGTTTCTCATAATATTAATATTTATAACAATAGTATGGTGTTGAATCCTGAACATCAAAGATGTTTGGATGATTCATAAGGGCTCTACGATAAGGTGTCCATTTAATACCTCTACCCCATTGCAATTTAGTTATTATTTCATCTTTGGATAGTCCGCCGGCAGACTTAATCCAACTAACAATCTCTTTAAATTTATCAGTATCTTTTACTGCACGAGTTTCCATCACAAGTTTATTCATGTATTCAGTCATCTCTATCATTTTATCTTCATAGATAAGATGATTACTCATCCAATTAAGTGATTTTTGTGCCTCTTCATTTCTAAATTCTTTATTATCAAGATATGTGTTTAATGATTTACAGGCTTCCTCTTGTTTAGTAAAGAAGTCACCATTTGCATATAACTCATGATAGTAGGTATCATCATACATAATATACGGCACACCATTCATCATACCATCTGTTGTTGCAACAGACCATCCACCATAAACTTGTTTAGGTGAGAATCCAACACAACATTTTTGTAGTTGTTTATAATACCATTCTTTATCACCCTTATCTGTTATAACATAATCACGATTTGATTTACCTAATAATGGCACCCATACTTTGAAATCTTGTCTTGTCTTCCACAACATATCTGTCACTTCAATAAATTGTTTAAAGTGTTTGTAAGTATCTGGTCTATGATTAAACACAATTATCTTCTCTGGATTTGGATTTACTTTATCTATGATATCTTTTTTGTCAACACCTAAATGTTGCGGCACAAGTATCTCATCTAATTTTACAAGAGTGTCATCATTAAATGTTTCACTTGCCTGATTCAATACTAAATCTTTTTGATGTTGTGTATTCAGATAACATCTTTCATATTCTAACACTCCAGTAATCTGTTGTAAGAAACTAGGTTTCGACCAAGCAACGACATCTTTCACATCCCACCAATGACAGTATCCAAAAAACTTTGGTTCATGGTGAGTTACATTATATAATACATTTTTAAGAGCATGAGTATGCTCTGGCAAATGTGTCATTACTAAATCAAAATCTAATTTCCTACCTAATAATTTTGTTATTTTAGGAACATCAAAGTGTGACCTCATTGTAGGTGGATATGTTGGCATTTTAATAATGTATTGAGTTACATTACTAAAGTTTAACGATTCCATCTCACAAGGTAGAATTAGATAGAACCACAAGTCATCACGAATTTCATTCAATAGAGAAATCTGTTTCTTGATAACTTGTATGTAACTATCTTTTTCTAAGTCTGCTTGAAAAGTGATGTTAGGGTACACGAGCACCCTAACAGTCTTTTGCAGTTTGACTTCTTTATCTATTTCAAATAGATTCATTATTTTTTAGTGCCATCATTCATCCACATTTCCATCTCATCAAACTCTACATCTATTTCTTCTTTTAGAAGTGTTTCTAAAATATTCATCCACAAAGGCTGAATAGTTTTTTTCCACTTCTTACCCCACTCAACAGTAGGATGATGAATAACAACAAATATTTTGTTGGTATCTTTACGATTTGCATATAAAGTTTCGAGTATCCTCTCAACAGAAAGTTTAGCAGATGACATGTAAGTCGCACAACAGTTTTCTTTTTGTCCTAGAGTTTTTACTCTAGTGTCTAAAATATCACTGTGTGGTTTCGCCTTATACTTAATAAAAAGTTGATTAGACTTTGTTTGTGCCTTATCTTCATCAATGAGTTGTTTTGCCTTAGATAATATTCTTGATATTTGTCCATAACTTCCACTACCAGTAAATCCACACTCATTTAGATAGTTTACATTATTGTTACTGTTATAAGGAACTCCTTGTTGATTGTTATCTAAAATATCTTTGATAGCGTCTTGTTGAGATATAGGACCTTTAACCACTTCACCAATTTTATTACATAAATTAGCGACACGCTTTAATTCACTGTCTGTAAATTCTACATGAACATCATATGGAATTCTCATAACAGGAATGTCATGAGCATGTTTAGATTGAGCAGCGCCAAAACATGTGTGACTACCATCTATTCGTTGGTCATCACCATCTATTGTTCTACCCTCACATACTATAAGGGGGTTACATTTATCTGTGTTACCTTTAGCGTCATCAATTCTTTCCTTGATTACTTTTTGTAATTCTGGATTATTTTGAAAACGAACTTGTAAGTAACTCATGTCTTCGTGAAGACTTAGGTCTTCTTTTTCAACAGGATAAACCCCATCACTTATTTGTTTGACTAAAAACTTAATTTTATTTAAATCAGTTTCCACATAAGCAGGAGCGCCACTATGTTTGTTGTAATAAGCAGATTTGTTTTCTTTCCTGCCTTTTGTTAAAATGTTATACTCAGCAGTTTTCATTTCTTGAAAACTTCCATACTGAATCACCTCATACTTCAATTCTGAGTTTGGATTGGTAAAAACCTTTGCAAACTCACTAGATGTTGATGAGTGATTATAACTATCATCTACAGACCCTTTATGTATTCCTACATAAACTTTTAAGTCTATTAGATTAGTATACCTGTATAGGTATGCTTCGTAGTTGTTTGGGGGGGATGCAATTTCTTGCTGTATAATGTTTGTCATTATTTTTTCTCCTTATAATTCACCAGTAAGTTATGAGCACCTTGCCACATAATCACTAGGAATATGGTTTATTGTTTATATACTAACACAACTAAACAAAGATTGTCAAGTCTTTTATCTAATTATATCAATCTTGTTCATATCGGTGTACTGACTCCAGATTTCTAGTTCATGCCGAACTTTGTCTTCTGTTATCATTTTATTGTATCGTTTAGTGGCAAGTTTTTTCCACCATGCAAATATACCTTCAAGTTCAAACCTGTCAAAGTTATCTGCCTTAGTTAAAACATCTGTCTTTCCTAATAGCACATCTTGAACATTTGAGTAACCATACTCACCCATATAAAATCTTTTCTGTGTAGTGACATCACTTGCCTTTTGCATTTTTTTGGTAAACAACTCATAGGCTTTAATATCATGTTGTTTTAAACTTGCCTTGATAATACCTACCATTTTACTTTGAATCTTTAACTTTCTACTTGCTGTAACTTTTCCTTCTTCTGTTCTGGCAGGAACTAAATCTACACCATCATTTTTTTCTGTAAACCAATCTCTCATCTCAAAATATATTTCTTCACCAAGTGTTAATAAAAACTTAGATAGTGTATCACCTTTATATCTTAGAAATGGTTTCATACCATCATACATAGACATACCTTTGATATTGCCGTAAAGAGATGTAGTTTCAAATAAACAAAACTCTGTATTGTATTTTTCATTTAACATTCTACGAACTGCATGTGAATTACAAATTCCAGCTAATAGTTTACCACCAAGATAATTATATCCAAATGGTTGTACTGGAACTACATTAAATCCCATGATTGCTCGTTTGTTAAAAATATTTAAATCTGGCATACCACCCAAGTAATTATTACGAGGTTTAGAATTAATTATTGGTGAACCTAATTTAATAAAACCAACAACTTTATTTGTGTTTGTTTCTTTAACAATTAGTTTCATCATTTTGCCAGGAGCATTGTCTGGTGAAAATGATGCAACCATCTCAAGCATAGTATCAAATGTTTGATTTGGTGCTTGTATAATTTCAAAGTTCATATCCTCTGGATGCATATCATATGCTTGGAACATATCTTCATCTAAACCCATTCCAGGCAATGATTGAGGTATTTTTTTAACTCTTTCTATTTTTCTTGCACGAAAATAATCATCAATACGATTAAAATCCTTGAAGTATTTCACTAACTTCGTAGCAGCATATATAGAATCTTTTTTGTTCAATATTAACATAATGTATTTTTCTCTAAAAGTAGGGATTAACTAATCCTTCAGTTAATCCCCTGTGTATAATCTATTAGATTGACCATATCACAATATTATTTATACTATGGTGTCCTTTAAATTGTATTTCTTAACAATATTTTCTTTTTTAATATCCTTTGCTGACCTTCTTGCAAATCTATCTGCCAGTGGCGTATTAGGATTTCTTTCTGCAATCTTCTGTAGTGTTTCATTCATACCACCATCCATTTTTTTAATAATATGGTCACCCACAAAATGTGGTGCAGTCATGACTGGTTTAAT